TCGTGATCTGGGGTTTCACTAAGCCGAGAAACCTTGACGAGTGCCATACATAATGCAGCTTGGTGTGGTGTGATAGGGAAATCGAGATATGCAGACCAAAGACCTGCAATTCGTTTGTGGTTATAGTAAGGATGTCCGTACACACTTCCGCGCTGCTGGATCGTTGTAATGACCTCATCAAAAAGCTGCTCAGTTTTTGTCATAATCAAATACTTCGTCAGACTTGCGCTTTGTTTCAATCATTCGGCGATACATATCCCAGCCGTCTTTACGACCTTTCCAATAGCCTGATTGAAATGCAGTTTCTTTAATTTCATGAATAATCCATGCGCCGATACCCAAGCCCATAAATATCCAAGCCAGTTGTAGCATGTCGTCTTTTGCTGTCATGTTGCTCCCTTTACCCACAGCGTTCGTGTGGATACAGAAAGTATGACCTAAAGCAAGGACAGGCGGTTAATTACTTTCGGCGTGTTTTATAACGATTAGATAACGCCAAGATCCTCAAGTTCATCGATATGATCGTCAATCGTGCGATCGATATAGTCTGTTTCACGACCCATAAGAACGCTTATTGTAGCTGAATGAACCATCATGATTGACCGGCACTACCTCTACGCTCATGCCTTTCTTGCCAAAACTAAGCACGACAAATCCCATATTCCAATCGGCTGATGCATATTTTAGATAAGAGGCTTTGTTTTTCATGTCCATAAGGTGTCCTGCCTCAATGCCCCAAATCGTCAAATAACGGCCGTTTAAGCCAGTTTGGTGTCGAGTAGCACCCTGCCTATGGGTATGCCCACAAACTACGCTATTACCCCACTTTTTAGCCAGATTTAGGGCAGTTATACCTGCATGCTTGGACATAACTCCTTCATCGCCATGAGCCAAATACCAGCCCTTTTCAAATTCATGAGCCCTTTTATGGAAACGAATGCCAAGATCTGAATAGTTCATAAATTTTTCATAAACCAATTCAGGCAATCCCAGCAACGATGGAGCACCCTTAAGCAAGGTCGTAAATAATCGATCCGTGTGGTTAGATCTAATGATGTCTGTGGTGCCTAAATCGTAAAGAATATTTTGAGCAATAATTCTTTCTGCATCAAGAGTTTCAGCAAATTCTAGTTTGGTGTTTTTGACCCAACGCGATTGGCTAGTCATATCTAGTTCATCGCCAACATTTAATACATAATCAAACTTCTCATGCTTGCTCATGCGAATGAGGTTCTTTACAGCTTGTGGATGGTGAAGTGGAATCTGCAAATCTGGTGTTATTAAATACCTACGATTGGCTTTAATCGTCATCCTCATCGTCAGTTGGATCTATGGAAGGAATAATCCCGCCATCGCCTACGATCCAATCAGGAAAAGTTTTATGCTCGGTCATTAGCCAGAATGCGTGCTCTGGTGTAAATCCTGCTTTACGAGCTGCTTTATAACATTCGTGCAATGCAGTGTAATGCTGATCGATCTTTGTTAATGGTTCAGGAGATTGGCGAACGACTCGACGATTGATCTTTTTGCGTTTGATAGATTTTCGTGTGTTCGCCATGACAAAAATTATCGCTTACTGATTAAGACAAACAGATCATCGACACGCTGTTCTAATCTTGTAATTTGATCTTTGATCGAACTTCCAGAATTGGGCTTTAATTCTTGTAAATAGGATTTAATAACCCAGCGCAGACCCAGCAACAAACTTGTTGATACGGCGGATACGCCAACGGCGATACCAACCCATTCGTTTGCGGTCATTTCGCATTGATTCCATAATCAGCTTCTTTACCGGACTTTGGATCTAATGCTTTTGCGATAGGTGCAACTAACGCACCAGCCAAGATTGCAAATTCTGGACGAATATCAGCAACGATCGCCAATAAGACAGTAATGCCGGAAGCAGCCACAGCTCTTAAATATGACTTAATTGCAGCCTTGTGTTTGTTAGATAGTTTCATGCGTTGCCTCCTAGTAGTGGGATGTTAAAAAACTCTCCTGTTTGTTTTGGATGGAATGAGATATGAATATGTTTCGTGTGAGAATTAATGCCTTTGTATTTACGCCATCGCCAGTTTAAGAGTTTACTGGCAATATGATGATTGTGAATAACATATTTAATTCGCTTATCTGTTTTGCCAGCAATGCGTATTTGATCGGCAAGATAGGCGGATATGCCTTCGGCTTGACCTAGATCAGCAGTAATGTCAATTGCACAAACTTCACCCGATGGCAAAACGTTATGATCCGAAACTTTAGATCTCATTTGATGCTGTGCCGAAGCAATCCAACCATCTGATTTTCTAGATCTATCAGGAAAGCAGTCATCAATTTGCTCCCGTAATTGAACAGCTGCTTTAGATAAATAAGGCTTCATTAGCCTTTAGGTTTGCCTAGTTTAAGACCTTTTGGTATTGGTTTAGAATAATTCCACTCTTTGATATAAGCACCAAGACCATCTGAATCATCTTGCAAATAAATTCCTAAAGTTCTAAAATCATCGGTAGGATTTATTTCAGCATATTCTGCAATAATTTTTTCCCATAGTTCCATATTATGCTCCTAAATAAGTTGCGCTAAAGTGATACTTTGTAAAATCTCTTGCTGTGCCAGAAGTATTCCAAGCAAATAATTCAATATAATCACCAACACTTAAATTCCTTGTGCATGATATAACGCCACCCGGACCACTCGCACTCGGCGTAAGACCTAATCCAAAAACAGTTGATCCATTAACAAACAAAGAAAATTCTCTTGTTCCAGAAGTATTTGTATCTAAATTAATTAAACCATTAATTTGATACTTGCCAGCCTTACCTGCTGGAATAGTGATTCTTGATGTATTTGTAGAAGTTGAATGGAAACCATCAGTATCAAATTGCTCGGTGTCAAAAGTCAATGCTGTTTGAGTAGCATTTGGAATAGATTGAGATGTTGTATTACTTAATGAAACGCCAACAAACGGAGCAGCACTAGATGCAGCCCAAGCTGGCACACCACCTGAAACAGTTAAAACTTGACCGGTTGATCCAATTCCAAGTCTTGTGTTTGTATTTGCTGTTGATGAACGATATTCAATATCACCAAGAGTTGTGGATGGGTTTAAGGCTTTGGTTGTTGTATCAACAGATGAACCAAGCGTGCGAATTGCAGCTGCACCATCTTTAACCAACGCTGTATCGTCTGGCGTTGTCCAGCCATAGTTTGTAGTAGTTGCCATTTTTCTCCTATTATCAGGCTACGATTGTAGCGTATTCCCACGTTAAAGTTGGGCTTAAAGTGTTCCAAGCCTCGCCAATTGGCACAGAATTCCATCTCATAGCCACTTGGCTAAAGCTGACCGGTGAAAGGTTGATAGTCAAGAATAATTCATTAAATCTTGTGCTCCAACGCCATCCTTCAACATAACCAGAAAACTCGCCGTTGTTTATTTGCGCTGGCAAATCTCTAATGTTCAAAGGTAAGCCCATAAATATGTTTAGAAGATTATCTCGATCTGAGTTATCTATTTCTGAATTGGTAATGGGAAATGTAATGCTGTCAAATATAGGTTGGGGAAACGCTCGAAGGCTTATGTATTTATCAGCAACTTCTTGAGCATCTGCTGCTGAATGAATTCTTGAGTTAATGGTTTCGGCTTTGTATCCGTAAAGGGCAATTGAAGCCGCTGATGTAGCAGTCTTTTGTGATCCGTAATTGTTGCCATAATTGATGTAAATGTCGTTTCGAATATCAGCTGCTTTTGTAGTCGTTCGTAATCCCGAACCAATTGCATGACTAGCAGATAAATCAACATAACCATTGGCGATTAAATAAGTCTGTCTGTGGTCTGCATCAGCGTATCCAATGTTTCCTTGATTGTCCTCATAAATGTATCCAAATGCACTATTAGCAATATCTGAAACAATGTTGTAAATGGTATCGGTTGTGCTTGGTTGATGTTGCATTGTGTATAAACCCGGACGATCAACTTCGCCAAGTCCTATATTGACAGCATTTGCCCAAGTTTCTGTCGGGTCATAAGTTGCCCAAGTAGAAGCTGCTGGCACAGCATCCCAAGACCCAAGCAATACGCTAGATAGAATTTCATAAATCTGGTCGCCATCTTCATCTTGCGGAATGTTGCCATCCCAAATCTCTTTTGCTAGTTTGACAATTGATCCCATTGCAAGGATCGTGTATTCAATAACAGCTGCAACAGATCCAGTCTGTCCAACCTCGACAGTTATATCAGTTATATCTCCACCAAATAAATTAACATAAGTTCCTGAACTATTTTTAACTTGTAGGCTTAAACTGTCATTAATGTCAAAATCAATTGTTTGTCCAGCCAAAGCCACAATTGTGCATTGCAAATAAGATGGGCTTGGTTGAGTGTAAATATCATCTCGACCTGCTTGATGAATTATGTCGCTGATGGTTAAATCTGTGTAATCAACACCGGCAACAGTAAGTTTCCAATCTGGTGTCCAGACTGTCATTATCCGCCCTTTATACCACTATTAAACAGCTGTGGAACTGATCTTGATGCGCTGTCATTTAATACTTTCGCAACCGCTCTTGCAGCACCTTCACTATCAACGGCTTGAACTGAAACATTGTTAATAATGGTTGGATTTCCTGCACCATAGGTAAAGTTAGATTTTGGAACTGATGGTGTTCCTAAAAATCCACCAGCCTGACCTGTCAAAGCTGATGGGTTTGGTATGTAGTTTATATCTGCTCCGGGTTTAACTAAATTGATTGCTTGTATCGATCGATTTGCAAATTCAATTAACAAGCCAACCGCTTCTTTAAGAAATGTAATAAATCCAGCAAGAATGCCAGCAGTTGTTTTGATGACTGCTCCAAATTGAAATGCTCCAGTTTCGGTTTCATCAAATGCAGCATTTAATCCTTCATCACCAGTTAATCCGGCAATAAAATCATTTAACGCTGGGATGCCTGTTTCGTTCAGATAATCAATAAATTTTTCAACTTGTGGCAATAAAGCAACTCCAAGACTTTCTTTTGCCTCATCAAATCCAACTTTTAGGCGATCAATCTTTCCTTGAAATGTTTCGGCGTTGGCAGCTGCTGCTCCACCATAAAGATCTGATAATTTTTCTTGAACCTGTGTAAAAGATAAAGTTGAAAGTTCTGCTTTGGATAATCCAAGACCTAATCTGCCAAGAGCTGTGGTATTGCCATCTTGAGCACGACCTAAAGCATTTGCAACTGTTTCTAATTCAATGCCTTTGCCTTTGCTAATGTCTAAAGCAAGGCTAAGTAATCTTTGTGCTTCACCGGTATCTTTTGTGCTAACTGCCAATCTTTGCATCGCTGGACGAAGTTTGTCATCCGCCACCCCAGTCGCTAAAGATGTCTTGAGGATCATGTCCTCCGTTGCCTTTATTTGGGCATCAGTTGCGCCTGTAGCGGTTTTTAAGGCGTTGGCTAACCTAAGTTGTGCTTGCTCATCCTCTATCGCAGCCTTGACCCCATCAATGGCTAATTTAGTGCCATAGGCAACGGCAGCAGCGGCAGCAACTGCAAATGCAGCAGCAGCCTTTTTTCCAAAATCTGCAATCTTGCTTGAATTACTTTCAACGGCTTTGTCAGCTTCGCCTAACTTCTTTTTTAGATCATCAACATCGGCAAGAATTGATAACTTTAATGTGCGATTACCGGTTGCCATTAGACCCATTCCTTAATAATGCGATCAAAA